TGGCCGGTCCCGTCGTCGCTCGCGGTGGGCTGCTGTATCTCGACGATTTGGCGGAGCTGCCCGGCTTGCATCGGTCAAGTTTCCCGCGGGCCGTAGCCCTGGAGGATCGACGAAACGGAAAGCGGTAGCGCGTGCATGGCGATCGGCGTAGCGGCTTCGCGGTTCTCGAAGTAGAGGGCGCCCACGAGGAACACGACGGCGTGTAGATCATGCGGGATTGTCGGGTACCCGGCGGCCCACGTGATTCGGTACGTGTTCGCGGGATCGAATGCTGAATCGTCGAGGCATCGCAAGCTGGGCCACTGGCCAACGAGATCGAGTTCCCACGCGGCCGCGTCGACATCGGCGCCGGCGGTCATGTCCCGAACGACCGATACTGAATTCACGGGGCCGGATAGGAACCGGAACGGCCCCGGGCGTCCGCGGAAGTAGTCGTAGAGGGTGGATCCCCGGAGCCGGATTCCGGCCTTAGATTCAACGAACACGGCCGCGGCGTAGAGCGCTCGGCGAAGCGCGGGATCGTGTTCCCGCTCATCCGGCGAAATTGAACAATGATCCCGGAACTCGTCGAGACTGAAGGGGATCGCGGATTCGGTGACGGTTTGCAACATGGCGGGAAATGGGGGCGGCACCGCGGTCGAGTACGGCGCCGCCCCCGGAGCAAGAGATCCAATCAGGTGGCGTACACGAGACGCGCGGACCGCTCGGCCTGAGTCCAAAGGCCGTCGGAACGCATGTACGTATTAAGGAACGTAGTCCCAAGGCCAAGCCCGGTGACGCGGTCGGGGACAATCTGGAGCTGGAGACGGTCCGCGATCATGTACGACTGACGATCCAGAAGAATCGCCGCCACCGCGTTGTTTGCCGGGGCCGGCATATGGTCGCTGAGGAACACGGGGTAGCCAAGAATCGTACCCACGGAAAGCGGGTTTTCCTGAAGGGTACCGGTGTTCGCAGGAAGAAACACAAGTCGTGAATTCGGATCGGTTGACTGGACAATCTGAGCGTGGAGCTGGGGGCTCATGATCCACGACTTCTCGCCAGCGCGGTACCTACCCGGCAACGCGGCCTGCGTCGCGAGGAGGTCGGCAATCGTTACGTTTGCCACGGTTGCGCCGTTCGCCGTGTCCACGTCGTTGATTTCGTGCGCGAGGTTGGTGTCCATGTCCGTATGGCCGGCGCAAAGGCCCATCGGAGCGGTACGAGAGCTCGCCGTCGATGCGGCGCTTGTGTACAGGGCATCCCAACCCTGAGCGTGGCCCTCGAGATGCTGTTGGAGAATTTCCCCCATCACCGGTTCGATCGCGTCCTGTTCCATTTCAAGCGAGATCGCCGACTGGTATCGGGTCATGAACGCTTTAACAGCAACCTTTGAGAAGGTGCCCTCTGCCGCCTGACTTGCGGCGCCCTCAGTGATCAAAGTCGCAATCGGGACCCGGTTCACCACCTGCGGGATTTCCGTGGTCATCGTGTACTGACGAACAGTTGCCGCCTGGCGAACAGCGGACAGCGCCGGAAGCCTTCGAATCAGTTCCTGTGCAGTCTGTGCGGGAATGACGTCGGCGTCGGTTCCGGTCGTGTAAGCGCGGCGGTTGCCAAGGTGCAAGGCGCGAATGTTGGCGTAGGCCTTTTCCATATCGGAAACGGCTTCCGGTCGGTCGGCGCGGTTGATGCCGACAAACGGCACCGGGTCGGTATCGGGCTCGGCCTGGCGGGCCTCGTATCGCTCGCGGATCGCGGTCGCTCGGCTCTGGACCTCGAGTTCCTGGAGCTGGTCTTCGATCGCGTCGTAGCGGTTGATGTCCGCTTCGGTCGGGTCGGCCTTTTTGACGATTTCCTTCAGCTCGGTCTCGAGCTTCCCACGTGTTTCTCTGAGCGAGTCGCTCATTGGTAGATCCCCGAAGCTCGCTCGTAGGCACCAACGCGCACGATCGAGAGTTCATAGAGGTCCGCCGATCGCACGGTGCGAATTGACGGATTGGTCCTGGTTTGCCATTCGTCGCCGTCCGGGTTCACGTAGAACCCGACGGAAACGGCGCCGGTGAGATCCCCGCGGCCGAGGGCCTCGCGGATGTCGGCGCGTGATTCGGGGAGCTCAACGGCGAACCTGAGCCCCTCGTCGGCTTGTTCGAATCGGAGCGAGCCGGCGCCGACGCGGGCGAGCGGCACCCCGCTATCGTCGTGGCCGTACAGCATCACGGTCTCATCGCTCGGCTTCATCGCGCCGCGCTCAAACCGTTCCTTGTACGGCCGCGCCCGGTCGTGAAGCACCCGCGAAAAATCGTTATACGGGACGGCGATACCCGCGAGGGTGTTTCCCGTCGCGACGGCACGGAACGCCATACGGCGGGTTTCAAGCCTCATCGGTGGCGTCCTCGTCCTGTTCGGCGTCGGTGAGCCCGCCGGCGCTGTAGTTTTTCGAAAACACGAGCTCGTCGCCGCCGTCGATCCGCGGGAGATTGAGCATTTCACGGGCTTCGTTTTGCGTCATCACCCCGGCGTCGATCGCCTGGCGGGCGGCCGCGACTACCTGGTCAACTGATCCGCGGAGCATATGCCGGAAATCGAACGTAATTCGCTCCCCGGGCGGCAAGAGCTTTCGCTGAATCTCGCCACCGATCAACGCCGTGTAATGGCTCAAACACGAGTCGACGTATGCGCGAAGCTGGGAATACGTGTGTTCTGCGGTTTCGCCAGTCTCGTCGGCGTAGAGCATCTGGGGCGGGATGCCGTAGAGCATTCCGACTTGCTGGGTGGAGAAATTTCGGGCCTTCAACCAGTCTGATTGCGACAGGTTCGCGCCGACGGTCGAAGCGGTCATCCCGCCCTGCATAATCATGGGCGTCGAGATCGCGCCGGCGTTGCCGTGGCTCGCCTTCCAGCTATCGCGTAAGCGTGCCACTGCGGCGTCGCCGATTAGCTCCGGGCTGGTCAAGGCGATTTTCCCGACGGCACCCGTTGAGAAGTGCGCGCGGCCTGTCGCTTCCTGCTCGGCGAGTAGGTCGAGCGTCGCCCGGCCGCGGACCACGGGCGAATCACCCCATAGCGGCGCGGTGCCTGAGAGCCGGAAATGGATCACTCGGTCGGGCTCGAGGTCTTCGGGGATGTCTGCCACCCGGTAGTAAACGGATCCGTCCGGGCGGTATTGGATCCGGAATCGATCCGGGAGCACGGGCACGAGCTCGAGGAGCTCCCCGCCCCGGGTGCGGCGGATAACGGCGCCGGCGTTCCCCTGGAGCATCAGGGTCCGCACCATGTACCGCATGAACTCGTACCCGGATTGGTACTCGTTCGGGTGGTGTTTGATGAGGTCGAGCGCCGGCGAGTCGATTTTCTCGTACCCGGCGGGAGTCTCGACTTGCACGGAGGCCGGCAATCGGCCGATGTCGCCCGAGACGAGCTCCAGCGCGCGGGCTACGGGCGGAAGGGTGTCGGCGTTTGTCGGGGTGACGTCGGCGGTGCCGAGATCGCCGTTTGGCCAAAGGAACATGGACCCCCCCTGGGAGGGCCAGAACCGGCGACTGAGATTGGCGAGCATTCCCACGAGGACCCCCGGCCCTCTCTTGCGGGGGCAATCCTACCGTGTGGGTCCGGATAATGCAAAAAAAAACCCGCGCCACGTCTGGCGCGGGTCGGTCCAACCTGGACTCTCTGGCCGCGTAGGGCTGCGGGGGTCTCCTCGGAAGAGACCCTTAAATTGTAAAATGACGGCTCCGGGGCCCCGGCCGCCGCGGGTCGGAAGGGTGCCCCTAGATCATGGCGGAGTCCTCGTAGGCGGATCGCGGCTCGCGGAGGATGTCCATGCACCCCGATATTGCCATCTGACACGCAATCAATGCATCTATCCGGCCGGCGGTCTTGTCCTTTTCACTGCTCGGATTTCCGAATGAATCGTACACGACGCGGACGTTTTGGATGCATTTCCGGAGCACAGGCCACCCGTCGTGCCGGATTTGGGGGTGTTTGGTACCCGCCGATCGAATCATCGTGTTCAGCTTCTGGAGCGGTGGCGACATAAACGCCCTGGTTTGGGGGTGGCCCTCGAGGGGTAGCCCGTTTTTTTTCCAGAGCTCAAGCTGGTCGGCGACCCCGGAAACCGGGTCCACCTTGATTTTCCAGAGGTCCACGAGCCCCGCCCACTCCCGCAAATACCGCTCCACGGCGCCGAGGTCGATGGTGTCGCCTTCGCAAATCGTGAGGATGCCCTGGTCGTGCCACTCGCGGAACGGCATGTTCCCGGTCCGCTGACGTACGTCGAGCTCGTATTCGCACGTCCATGCATGGCCCCAAACGTAGACGTTTTGGTCGTCGTCCATCACGGCGAGCACGACCGCGGTGAGATCGTGGGATTTCGAGAGGTCGGCGCCGG